AGTTGTGCCGCTTCCGGCGTGGCCGGGCGGCGTGGTTGGGCGCGCGGCGGTCGCCCCGAAAAGCTCGGGGTAGCCGCGCCGCAGCGCGTCGAAGTCGGGGACGCCGGAGCGGGTGAACAGGTCGTCCTGCACCGCCACAAGGTACGCCAGCTTGAGGTTGGACACTCCAGCGGAGTGAGCCGCCTCGTAGAAGCCGGTCTTGCGGTCGGCTTCTCCCAGGCTGTCGGCCATCTGGGTCAACTGCGCCTGAGCCTCGCTCCCAGCGGCGCTCTTGCCAGCCATGTCACGCAATTCCTTCTCGAGTCCCTTGCGAGCATCTCGCTCGGATTTGAGGGCGGTTGAAAGTCCCTGCGCGTGCTGGTTGTAGAGGGTGCGCACGTCCTCACCCTGCTCTCCCAGCCAGTCCTCCCAGGTCAGGCTCAAAGCATCGGGCGCGGCCACTTCTGGCTGCACCGGCGTCTGCGTCTGTGTCTGGGTCGGCTGGGTCGGGCCTGCGCTTTGCGGCGTCTGCGTCGTCATCTCGTCATCTCCTAGTCTCTGGGCATCTCGCCCGCGTGATGGAGCGTCTCGCTCCTGGGTTAGTAAGGGGTATCCGGTATCTCACCGGGATTAATCAGGGGGGAGGGGAGCGACCACCACGGTCGGCCCCCACTTGGCACTGTCGCGCACCTGCGCCAGGTCGTCGAAGGTGATCCGTCCCTCGCTTAGCGCGGCATAGCGCGCCGAGCCGAGGATCGTCTCTTGCGTCTCCGGCGACTGCTGCTCAAACCACTCGCGGCCGCTCTTGACATCGGGATCAGTCATACCGCTGACCCGAGGCTCGCGGAAACAGCGGCAGTTGGGGTGGCCGTTCAGCTCCTCGTCAAGCGGGTGGATCGTGCCGTCCATCGCAAGACAAGCCGGGCAGGTCGTGTCTTGGAGGGCGCAGCGCCAAATCCAGCCATCAACCACGCCCGAGACGCGCATCTGTGCGAGCGACGCCTCGCGGTAGGCCCTGATCTGCTCGGTGCGCGCAATCGTCAGCGCCCGGCTTAGGTCGCCCCGCATCGCCTCGACAAGCTGCTTGGCCGTGTCCCGCGGGTTAATTCCCTGGGCCGTAGCGGTGAGCAGCGTCTGGGTCATCCGCGCCACCGTCTCCGGGTAATCCCGATTGAGGAGCTGGTAGAGCGGCGCATCGCGCCTCAGCATGGCGACCATCTGCTCGACTGCCTCGGACGGGAGCCGCCCGAAGCTGGCGCTCACGCGGCCGGAAGTGGCCGCCTCAATCTGCGATTGCGTGTCCGTCACCGCCTGCTGCGCCTCAGCGCCGCGCCCGTTCGCAATCTGCTGCGCCGCCGCCGCGTCAAACTTCTGCGTTTCGGCGCGCATCTGCGCTAAGAGCGAGCGGTATTTCTCTAGCTTGAGCAGCACGCCCGGCGTGATCGGCTTGCCCGCCGCGCGCATGGCCGCTAGCTCCTCGGTCAGCGCGGCGATGTCACCCTTGAGCGCCCGCTCGAGCTGCGCCCACTGGCGCGACAGGCTCCGCATCGTCTCGGCGTCACGCCGGAGTAAGGCGGCGCGCTGCTCGTCTAGCACCCGAGCCAGCTCGGAGGGTGGGGTGGGCTTGGGCGACATTACGGCGCATCCTCCCCGGCGTTGAATGCCCGCTCGGCTTGCAGCAGCAGGTTAGCAAGGTCAGGCCCGGACGCGGCGGCCTCGGAGTCTTGCGCCATCAGCTCAAGCTCGGCGTCACTCCATCCCTGACGCCGTAAGATCGTCGCCAGCGGGATACCAATTGCCCGCAGAATTTGGGCAATCTCGGCCTCGGTGCGCGGCTGCACGGTCTCCGGCAAGCGGAACTGCGGCGTAATCTCGTCAGAGCGCACCGCCGACCCGCTCAAGCGCAGGAGGAACGCGCCGACCTCTTTCCAAGTGGGAGCGAAACGGTCGATCCGCTCCTGCGCCTTCGCATTGAGCGGGGCCTCCATCGCAATCAGCGCCTCGCCGGACAGGACGCCGCTCTCACCTAGCAAGAAGTGGCGCGGGGTGTGCGTGATCGCCGCCAGCGCCCCAGCTAGGTTGCGGATCGCATCCAAGTAATTGCCCAGGTCGGTCGGGCTGAACTCGCCAACAGAGGTTGACTGCCCGGCCCCGTCGCCGGCCGGAATTTCCCAGATGGTGTTAGGCGCGTTGGCGAGCTTGCCCTGGGTCTCGACGTTGGAGATGATGTAGCGCTGCTTGAATGCGCCATACTCGGCGGCGACCATCATGTCCGAGAGCAGCTTGTTGATCCCGTTCTGTATCGGGATCACGTTGTGGAGGTCGGACGCGGCCCGGCGACCCGAGCGGCGGAAGTGAAACACCGGGATCACGTCGTAGGGGTTACGCTCAATCCCGTTCTCGAGCAGGATGAAGCCGCTTGCGCTCTGCGGCTGCTGCTTACTGCGTGCGCTGTAGTATTCGAGCCGGTCGGGATAGTAGAGGGTGAGGCGAGTAATGTCGTCATCAGCTACCCACCACTTAGCCGCAAAGCGCGGTCGGCGCGGGTTGTCGGCGTCATAAAAGACGTGGCAGAGGCGCGGGTCGTTGTAATAGGCGTCCGGCTCGCCGGTTTCAACGTCCGGCCAGACCACGAGGAAGCTCTCGCCCGTCACCAGTGCCGCCAGGTGCGCGTCATCAGCTTCGCCGTCAAGCTGCAACTGCGTCCACATCCGCTCGAGCACCGCGTCCTGACCCTCGTCAGACGCACCTAAGCCGTCAAGGTGGATGCGCTCAACGCAGGCGTCGATTACCACCGCGGCCCAGTTTTGGGTGAAGACGGGATTACTGCCAAGCCCGGCGAAAATCTCACGCAGGCGCTCGTTGGCGTAAGTCAGCGGTTGGTCGCCGTCGTAGTAGCGCCAGAGCCGGTCGTACTCGGCCCGCTTGCCAGACAGCGCAGCGTAGGCACGCTCGAGGTCAGTCGTCATCCCTGGTAACTCCTCACCTCGCGCACCGGGCGCGTGGTCATCAGCTTAGTCGCTGCCCACACCAGCGCATCCATCCGGTTAGGGCTGGCATCCCCTGGCGTCCACATGCACATCTCATCCTCGAGCGCCGGGAACGCCCCGACGTGATGCGCCCGGCCCTGCTCGTAAAGCGCCGCCACCGGCTCGGCCCGTGTCGCCTTGCCGCGGCTGGCATGTACCAGGCGCACCGGCACAGTCGGATCAACCGTGGCGATAACCGCCGTCACCATCTCCCCGCCCTGGTTACTCTCGGCCGCGATGTAGTTGGCATTGTGACGGTGGTATGCCGTCACCGCGGCCCGCGCCCACTCGACCGGCGAACCTTGCAGACTGTCATCGCCGAGGGTGTAAATCTCGCCACCCGTCCCGCCAACCGTCACCACCCCGGCCTCGTCGCCGGTGGACGTGGCCGACGGGTCAACGCCTACGATGATGAGGTCTAGCTGCGGCGCTTTGACTACCCGGCCCATGTCGATGTTGGCCCGCTTCCACAGCGCGCCGGGAGTATCCTCCAGGATTTCGGCCAGCAGTTCCTGCCGCCCGAGCCGCGTCCCCTCGTATTTTTTCGTGATCGACGAGAAGAACGCCGTCGCCAGGTTGGCGCGGTTGTCGTAGGTCGTGCCGCGGGTGACGACCGTCGCCGGGTCGGCTAGCAGCTCCCTCAGCGGCTTGATCGGGCGCGGCGTGGTCGTCCAAATGGCCTGCGGCGCGTTCCCCAACCGCAGCCCGAGCATGGCCTGGTCGAACGCCTCGTTGGCATAGCGCCAGGCACAGAACTCGTCAGCCCACAGCTTCTCGTGCTGCTTACCACGTAGGCGCTCAGGCTCGTCCGCGGTGAAGATCAGGCTCTCGGCCCCGTTCGGCCAGATCAGCTTACGCTCGCTCTTGCGATACACTGGCCGTTCCGCGCTCGGGCAAATCGCCAGGATGCCGCTCTCGCCTTGCACCATCACGTCGCGAGCGTCGTCAGCGGTCGGCCCAATCAGATTGACCAGCGAGTAATGCCGCGCCCAATGGCGCACCGTCTCCGCTCCGGTGCGGGTCTTGCCGAAGCCGCGGCCCGCCAGGATCGCCCAATGCACCCAGTCGCCAAGCGGCGGGCGCTGCTCTGGGCGTGCCCAGAAAGGCCAATCATAGAGGAGCTGGTAGGCGTCGTCCTCGCTAAGGCTCGCCAGGATCGTCCGGCGCTGCATCGGTGGCAGCGAGGCGATTGAGGAGGCCCGCAAGGCGCTCGCGGGCGCTTGCTGCATCATCCACCTGTACATGTGCGGTCGGCTCGCCCGTCGCCAGGCGCGCCAGCTTTGATCCGGTATCAGCCATCTTGGGAATGTCCGAGGCTTTGAGGTCGGGGAGCTTGACGCCCATAATCCCGTCATCGTCGTCGTAGACGATCCCGATCTCAAGGGCCTGCATGGCGCGCTCTTGCATCTTTGTCCCCAGCCGCCACTCGCGCTCGCGCTGCTCGAAGCGGCGCTGCTCCCACTCCGCTTCAACCCGCTTGCGCTCAACTTCGTCCCAGGCTTCGGCCCGGATACTCCACTGCCAAATAGTTGCAATGCGACGCCAAGAACCGGGCGCACGCTGCGCCCTTTCGCGTCCTTTCGCGTCCTTTTCGTTGTTAAGTGCATCGATAAGCGCGCGACTTGGGCCGAGCAGGCGGTAGGCGTCGAACCGCTGAAACCACAGGTGCGGCTCGTCGTCCATCCGATCCCATGCTCGACGCTCATCCACACGCCCTATACCTCCCAGGTCGAGCCGAACGCGCACCCGACCCGCGCCGGAGCCTCCGCATCCGGGACGCGCTCAATCAGCGCCGCACCGTCCTGCGCCGCGCCGATCCACAGCCGCACCGGAACCCAGATCACGCCGTTGGCCTCGATGGACGAGCCGATCACCTCGACCGCCAGCCCCTGCGCCAGCGCGCCGACGATCGCCGCCTCGGTGGTTGGCTCTAAGCGGATGCGCAAGGACGGCACGATCACCGTGTAGCAGCCGGGGGAGGGGGGAACTAGCGGGGTTGGGGTAGGGAACACCAGCGGCTCGGGCGCAGGCTCCACCGCGGCGTAATAGCCGAGCGGGTTGACCGCGCCCTGGGGATAGCTGGTAGATTTGGCCGTGTCGCGGCGCAGTTCAAAGTGGAGGTGAGGCCCGGTGCTGTTGCCAGTCGAGCCGGAAAGTCCCAGCACCGACCCAGCCGGAAGCTCCTCGCCAGTGTCAACCATCACCCGGCCCAGGTGAGCGTAGAGCGTCTGGTAGCCGTTGGTGTGCTTGAGGATGACGTAGAGGCCGTAGCCTTTGGGGTCGCTGCCGGTCTTGGCAACCATCCCGGCGGCGGCGGCGTGAACCGCGGTGTAGAGCGGGACGCCAAAATCGACGCCGTTGTGTCCGGCTTGACCGAAGCGCGCGTAGGCGGCGGGGTTCGCGCCGAAGTGCTGGGTGATCGGCGCGCGACCGACCGGCAGGGTGGTGAGGGTGAAGCCGCTCACGAGTGCGTCTCCTCGCCGCCGGTCTTTGGCCGTGGCCTGGTGCGCCGCTCGGCGGTCGAGATGATCGACCGCAGGAATTCCATTTCCGTGGCGTCGTGTTTGTCGAACTTGCCCTCGAGCGCCTCCAAGCGCGTCACCAGGCGTTCGATCACCTCGGTCAGGCGGCGCGACGCCTCCCCATCCGAGAGACGAATAGACGCGAAAAAATCCCGGTTCTCTTTGTCGCGCTGCTCGATGAAACGCAGAAACAACACCACTACCGCGATGACCGAACCGGCTGCGCCGACATTTACCAGCGTGGCAAGCGCGTCTAAGCTCATGCCATCACGCGCCGAAGTCGAGGCGCTCCGGATAGACGTCCGGCTTAGGCTCAGGCGAGATGAGGTAGGTCGCCTGGTTGGCAATCAGCGCCGCGAAGAACGCCTGTGCTAACTGCATGATCCCGGCCTGGGTGCAGGGGACGGTATCCCATAGGCCAGTGCAGGCCCCGGCGTAGATTGCGCCGGTGACGACTGCCAGCAGAATGAGCATCACTAGGCGCTTGCGGGTGGCGTCGAATGTATTGAACCAATCCGACGCGCCAGGGACGTAAGAGAAAATCAGGGAGAGAACCGATCCCGCCAGCAGATAGATTGTCTCTGACATGGAGCCTCCGGGTTAACAAAGAACGCCCGGCACAAGTCCCGTCATCACGGGGGTACTCGTGCCGGGCGGTCAATCCAGCTTTTACCGCAGTATGTGATTGTTGGTGCGGCGTGATACGCCGCTAACTCTGGCTATATTATAACCTGTTTCAAAGTGAAACACAACTGACGTTTCGGTAAGGTTGCATGGTTGTGTTAGTAATCCTTATCGAAACCATGAACCTAAAACACCGCGCCGCGCCTCTCCCCTGTCTCAAGGTGAAACAGCGACGGCGGCGCAAGCGCGGTAGACTCGCGCGCGCATAACTTCGCAGAACGCGACGCGAGGCCCGAAGCCACCAGGGCTACATGTAGGGGTTACTATACGGGCACCCCCTACATGTGGCCCAGTGCCGAAGGAGGGAATCGAACCCACACTCCCTTGCGGGAACACGATTTTGAGTCGCGCGCGTCTGCCAGTTCCGCCACTCCGGCCTATGTGTGCGCTGAAAAGTGCCACCCCTGGGGGTATCACCCTCGCCAGCCCGTACAGGTAGGGTATACAAATGAGCGAGTTATCCGCGGCCTCCACCCAGGCGCGCCTAACTGCCACCGATCCCGCCGACTACATCACCGACTGGGCCGACCAGTTCCTACTCGCCAAGCGCGCCGAGGGACGCTCCCCGGCCACCATCGTCTTCTACCGCCAGCAGCTCGGCCACTTCCTCGCCTACTGCGAGGCGCAAGTCCTCAGCCGCATCAGTGAGCTTACCCCGGCCAACCTGCGCGCCTTCCTGCTCTGGCTGGCCGAGACCGGCCACAACCCCGGCGGCGTCCATGCCGCTTACCGCATCGTCAAGGCGTATCTGCGCTGGTACGAGTACGAGGTTGATCCCCCGGACTGGCGCAACCCGATCAGGCGCGTCAAGCCGCCGCGGGTGAGCCTAGAACCCCTCGAGCCTGCTGGCCTCGACATAGTCCAGGCCCTGCTCGACACCTGCGCCCCGGACATCCTCGGCGCCCGCGACCGCGCCCTCCTGCTGGCCCTGCTCGACACCGGCGCTCGGGCCCGTGAGCTGCTCGCCTTCAGCCGTACCGACTGCAACCCGACCACCGGCGCGGTCCTGGTGCGCCACGGCAAGGGAGACAAGCCGCGCACCGTGTTTCTTGGCCGCCGCGCCCGCTCGGCCCTGCGCGCCTACCTCAAGCTGCGCCGCGACGACCACCCGGCCCTATGGCTGGCAGAGACCGGCGTCCCCCTCGGCTACAGCGGCCTGCGCGGGATGGTGCAGCGGCGCGCAAAGACGGCCGGCGTTGCGGCTCCGACCCTCCACGCCTTCCGCCGCGCCTTCGCCCTCAACATGCTCCGGGCCGGGGTGGACGTGATAACCCTCGCCCGCCTGATGGGACACGCCAGCCTGACGGTTTTGCAGCGTTACCTCAAGCAGATGCCCGACGACCTGCAAGCCGCACACGCGCTGGGTAGTCCCGCCGACCAGTTGGGACGCCGCAGACGCTAGCGCGCCTGGCGCTCCAACGCTGAACACTCTATTATCGCGCCTCCATCAAGGCAGACTCTCGCACGCCTGCCCGTTGCCGTCCCGGTCAAGGTTGAACACGTCGCCATAACCTTGACCGCGACAGTAATCATAGCAGCCCTGCGCGTTGGCATGGCTGGCGAAGTTGCCGCAGTTGAGGTCCGGCCCGCCGCAGTCGCACCAGGCCGCGCCGCTGGCCGGTACCGCGGTCGGAGCTACAACTGGCGGCGCGGTCGGCTGAGCCACAGGCAGCGCGCCCCCGGCCCACAACCCAGCGACCCGCTCCCGCGCCTCCCCCTCAAGTCGCCGGAAATAGTCAATGCAAGCCACATCGGGCGGGTAGGTCGCGACGGTCGCGTAGCCCTGGCGCACCAGCTCGGCGTTGACGAACAGGTCGCCCACGAACACATAGCGCAGCAGCCGACCGTAGCGGTCGGTCTCGCTCACGTCCTTGACCAGCGTCACCGTCTGCCCGGCCACCATCACGGCGTTGAACGCGCTAGCCTCTGGCCCCCACGCCTCAATCTTGGAGG